TATAACCACATATCTTGTCAAAAATTTGACAACAACTAAAATTTGACAAAGTTCGCAAATCAATAATTTGACAACATAAAAAAATTTAATTTTTTTTCAAAAAACACTTGACATTTTTCAAATAATGATTATATTAAGTATGTAAGACAACGAAAGAGAAAGTGATTCGAAATGAAAATGTTTATTGATGCAGACAATGGTATGATCAAAGTGTTCAAAGGTGTAGACAACCTTGTAGGTGCTGCAAAGACTGCAAAAGGTCTTGCATATATCCTTATGACTCACAAAGCGCAAAATCATGATGTCTACTTCCAGAGCAGCATGGACTTTGCTGACGAATACGGTTTCGATCACTACAATGATGCGAAGAACCTTTGGGATGAAGCAATGAAAGTAATTTTTTTGAAATAATTTCAAAAAAACACTTGACATTTCCTATGAGATGCACTATATTAAGTATGTAACAAGAGAGAAAGAATCATCATGACCAATTCAGTTGAAAAAATCGTATCAGGCGTAGCAGACTTCCTTGTCTATGTACAAGACTTCTATGGTCCTGGCGGGATCTATGATATGGGTGCGACACCCACACAGATCATCGAAGCTACAAAACAGTACATCGATCAAGTTGGTACAGATCCAGAATCTTCAATGTCTTTCTGTGGTGACTCACTTGATCGTGAGAAAGTACGTGACATTATGATCGATAAGTTTGGTCTTGTCTTCCCACAAGGGGGTATCAAAATTAATTCGTAATTAATTCAAAAAAGGGGTTGACATTCCCTCCGAAATGTTGTAGAATATGTAAGTAATCAAGAGAGAGATATATCATGACACAAGTTGCAGTAATCCACACCGCTTTCGAAGACACACCACGCACTGTTGCGTTGGTAGAAGTTGGTGATCGCACAGGTACTTCCGCACTAGAATATGCGTATCGTTGGACGCAGAACATCATGGACTCATGGTCTTTGAAGATGGAAGAAGATGGTAACGATGATGTTACTGTTGTCGGCGAACTTCCTGTCGTCGATGGTCAGACATACGGTTTGCGTTCGACATCAATGGGTGACCACATGTTGTTGGGAACTACGAAGTACAAAGTATCAATGGTTGGTTTTGAGGAGCTAGTATAATGTTTGTTATTGAAACTCAGTGTTATGAAGACTACGGCACACGCATCAAAGCAAAAGGTGGACGTTCCATCTGTTGTGAAGTCGACACCATGGAAGAGGCGGAAGCAATCGCCTCTATGATTTCTGATGAGTGGGAACACATCCTAGACATTCATGAGGAGTCAGAAGATTGGGAGTCTTGGTACGTCAAGTCCCAACGTGAGTATGATGACGGTGTCATCTACTTGGACCCTGTTGTTCGTCGCTCTCCTAAGAGTGGTAAGTACTACTTGAAACGTGGTTACTTACTTAACCGCACCACCAACTCTGATTTTGAACACCTTGTAGGTAAGTTCATTGGTTGGATTGACAATGTCTCTGAAGGGGGATGTGTCATGAAAATTGAGGGTGATCAACGTACATACGTTGACGATAACTTAGAGGCGGTTGCGGCGTAATGTATGTTGTTAAGATAAAAGGTGGCCAGACTGTGGCCATCTGTTCCCGCAAAGTTGACGCAGAAGCATATCTTGTTGGTCAACGCATTGATAAAACAATCTACGAAATTTTAGAATTCCAACCAAATCTAAAAGGAGTGTCAAATGAGCAATCAACGTGGCGGTAAGTGGAAACCTGCAGCAATGAGTGATGGTGGTAAAGTCGATGAAATGACTCTTGTCACCTTCTTCAAGTCTGCAAAAGAAGTTCTAGAACGTGAGGGTAAAGAAGATAGTGCCTTCTATTTTGAACAGTGTGAAGACTGGCTTCGTTCTGGTAACAAAATCACAAGTGATGCAGGAAGGATCCTTGGACTATGACTATGTCATTCTCTGAACTCGTTGAAGAACTCAAAAAACGCCAAGAGCGTGAAGAGGCAGAAGAAAAAAAGAAAGAAAAGAAGGCTGCATGATGTTTAGTGTTGGCGATAAAGTATACGTGTGGGAAGAGGATGATCTTTTCGCACGTGAGTGGGAAGGTTGTTGTGGTAACGTCACAGAGGTTACCGAAGACAGCGTCACCATTTTTTCTGTCTTTGATGATGAGTATCATACAGCCGATCCAGAAAATGTTTTCCACATCGGAACTGGTCCAATCATGAATGTAAAAATTCGTGATTATCCTGCAGACAATTTGTTTGAAGATATTGAAGATGATCCAGAAAACGTTCTCATGAATATCCCACGTGCGATTTTAGTTCAGATGGGGCTTGACATTGGGGATGAACTTGTGGTAGAATACTCAGACAATGGTTTAGTACTTCGTAAGAAAGAAGTTCCATTTACCAAAGAATATGAAGACGTTCGGGCACAAAAAATAGAAGATACCGAACCATACCAGATCGATTGGATCGAAGATGATTATGAACAAGAATAGGAGATAACATGGCTAATCATGTACACTTTGCAGTAAACTTTCATCAGATTAATGATGAAGCACGGGCGAAACTCAAAGAAATGTTTGATCGCATTCGTCAAGATGGTAATTACCGTTGGTTCTCTGACATATTTGTTGAGGGTGACTTGACATATGAAGAGACAGAAAAGTATGCTTGGACATTAGAACACATTGGTCCTAAATGGAGTTACCTTGAAGATTATGATGCAGAGGGTAGTGAACCCTACTTCAATGGTGAGGCTGCATGGTCTGCTCCAGAAATGGGTCTTGTCAAACTACTAGAAATTTTAGAAGAACACGATCCAAATATTATTTCGTCTATCACTTATGAAGACGAGGGTCCAAACTTCTTTGGTGTTTCAGTATACGAAGGATCTCAAATTTATGATGGTTTCGAAGACGACTATGAAGAACTACGTGATCGTGTGATTATGGAATCAGATACCCTAACTGAAGAGTCTTGGGACGAAGATGAAGATGATTGGGCAGATGACGAATGCCGTGATATCTTCTACGAAGAAATGTGGGAAATTATCGGCGATGCGCAATACGATTTAATTCATGAATGCGTAGAACAAATCAAAGAGGATCAACTAGATGTCTAAGGTAGGTCAGTGGGTCATGGAAATGCAAGAAGATGCATACGACATGACAGAAGAAGAATTTGTAAAAGCACATGGTGCGAGTAATCGTAGTGTTTGGCATGATGTTCACTCAGAACAAATGGAACCAGATCCCACTGCAATAGAACTGAATGAGTATTATTGATGGGGAAAAGAAGTGACTTCGAAAGACTTCCACGTGACTTCTATCCAACACCTTATGCTGCAGTAGAACCACTATTTCCACACCTTGGGGATTGGTACACATTCACAGAACCTTGTGCGGGGGATGGAAGACTTATAGATCACTTAGAAAAGAATGGTGGTCTATGCACGGCGGCATATGATATCGAACCTCATGACAATAGAGTTTCAGAGTGTGATGCGTTTTCATTAGAACAAGTAAAATCAAAATACATCATCACAAATCCACCATGGGATCGAAAGATACTTCATCCCATGATTATGCATTTTTCGGACATGGCTCCAACGTGGTTATTGTTCGACGCAGACTGGGTACACACTAAACAGTCTGCACCATATCTATCAAGACTTAAGAAGATTGTTAGTATTGGTAGAGTAAAATGGATCGAAGACAGTAAGATGACAGGTAAAGATAACTGTTGTTGGTACTTGTTTGACAAAACACCGCAGATTGCACCCATAGAATTTTGGGGTAGAAGGTAAGAAAAGGAGATAAATATTATGAGTGATCTACCATCAACGATCACCAGTGCGGATCGTAAAGAGATTAAAAAAGCACTGAAAGAAATGTCAGACTCTTTCTATCAAATTGAAGCACAGAAAGACCTCCAAAAAGATATTGCACAAAAGATGCTCGATGACTTGGGCATCCCTAAAAGAGATTTCAATCGTCTCGCAAAGATTTTTCATGCTTCAAATTTAGTAGAAGAAGCTGCAAAGAACGAAGAGTTTATGGAATTTGCAGAACAAGTTCTGATTGGACCAGAAAATCAAATAGAGAGTAACTCATGAATGACAGACGGACCATTTAAAGCAGCATTCGACGCAGACACCGATGGTGTCATTCGTCGTGAAATCATCACGTATCGTATGAAAGATGGTATTCTTACAAAAGAAGAATCTTCACGTGACTATTATAAATCTGGTGATTACCACGATGCAATTAATAATAAACCTTTGGTTAGGATTAAAGACTGATGTGGTTTATTGTTTTCTTCATGGCTACGATGGAACCCTTCGCAGTTAAGACTTTAGATTTTGATGTGAGACATGAATGCGTGGATTATGTAAACGATCCTGCGAACTCTAATCGTCTTGCGATAGAGGTGATTGCAAAAGCAGGGTTCAATGACGAGATCATTGCAGTAGTTTGTCTACCCGCAAGTGATATCCCAGAACCAGAGAAAGAGAGTGCATGATCAGATGGTATGATTATATTGTCGTTTTTATGTTTGCAGAACTTCTTTTGATCACTGCATTTACAATCCCAGGCATAGGTTTCATTGTTGCATATACTGCATATGAAATTGGATGGGTTCATGGATATTGTCGATGGAGAAAGGAACAAGAAAATTTTTACCGTTGAATTTGATCACGATGAAGTTTGTATCACCCTTGTCGACGAAGAAGCAAATCACGAAGATATGGTTGTTAATGCGTTTGATGATATTGTTTTTCTCAGACAATGGAATGAAGAGTTAAACAGGTTTGAAGTGATATCTATAAGTCCCAGTCAATGGGAAGAGTTGATCACCTCTATGGACTCACCAGAGGGATCTTTTATTCTTTCAAGAGAGGTAAAAGAATGAATGTAGATAAAGAAACTATTTGGCACTTTGTATGTCAGTCATGTAAAGGGTGGTGGAGTATCGCCAGTATGGATGACTGGGAACCTAAAAAGGTTTACTGTGCACATTGTGGAGAGAAACAGAAATAAAAAAAGGGAGATCCGAAGATCTCCCAGTTTTCTAGAAAGTGGGGCGGTTGATCCGCCCTTCTTTTTATTATTAGAATAGGTTCGATACACGAACTCTTCTGTAGTACTTGTTGGTGTTCTGTGTAAGAGCACCCTGAGTTGTTGCAGCAGTACCATCTGCGAATGGGTTCGATACCATACCGTAACGAGTTTTGAACCCGATTTTTGGCTGGAAGCTGTTTTCCCCAACCGCACGAACCATCTGTAGTGGTACGTATGGGCAGTAGAACAGACCTGCGTCGAACGCAGAAGAACCTTTGTAACCCACAACAAGGTAGTTAGATCCTGCATATGGATCGATGTACACTCTGTAGCGTCCGTTAAGAACACCTGCGAATGTGTTACCTGTTGCATCAACTTCAAGAGAGTTGCTGTTAAGAGCAGGTGTGTAATCAAGTACACCAGCCATTTGCAATGCAGAAGCAACGTCAGAAGAACAGATAACGATGTTACCTTTACCACGGCGTGTTTCGATTGCGATAGCGTTTGCTTCTTGTTCGATCTGGAACATCAGACCTTTGAACTTCTCAACTGACCAACGACCATTTGCGTCTACGTCAAGATCGAAGATACCAGAAGAAGCAGTACCAGTTGCACCACCTACAGCAGTTGCGTAGATTGTACGAACTACTTCACGGTTGATCTCTGTCAGAATTTCAGACTGCAAGATGTTTGCAAGTTCTGTTTCTGCGTCTAGACCGTGTACCGCTTTAAGGTCCTGTGCAAGTTCAGTTGTGTACTCTGCTTTCAACGCACGTGTTTTCGCAGCAACAGTTACTTTCTCGATTGAGAACGCCATCTCTGCAAAGTTGGTTCCGTTACCGTCACCTAGTGCTTCACCTGCAGCAGTTGTCATACCTGTACCTGTATCGAATACAGATGTGTTAGGTACTGCGTCACCCATATCACCAGTGTCAGTACCTGCACCAGAGAATGTAGTGTCTGCTTCATTGTAGAATACTTCTGTACCCGCTTGTGAAGTTTGACGTGAACGCATTGCGAAGATCAGACCAGTTGGTCCAGTCATTGGCTGAACGCCTGCAACGTCATATGCGATTAGGTTTGGCATAGAACGGCGAATCAGTGAAATCAACACTGGATCGTAGTTGTCGATGCCTGCACCAGTTGCGTTTGCAGGTGCTTCAGAAAGCAGCGACGACATGTTTACCGATGCGTCACCTTCTTGACGAAGCGCTTGCTCCGTGTTTTCAAGAATAGATGCAGTTACACTTTTACGGTGCTGATCTGCGATTGGTGAAAAAGATTCGTGCTCAAGAATTGGGCCCCACTTTTCCACAAGTTTTTGATAGTTTGACTCAGTCATTTTTTCTATCTCCTTAGTGTTATTTTAATTACTGAATGTATTTATAAATTTTTATTTTTTCAGTTTAAATTATCTAGATTTTCTTGAGTTGAGCGCCTCAACAAGAGCATTGATTGAAGAATGTTCGGACACTGGCTGCGCCACTGTTTCTTCTTCGATCACTACTTCGTCTTCCTCGTCAACAACATCTTCTTTGATAGAAACATTTGTTTCTTTGAAGAATGACTCTTTGATTGTCTTCAGATTCTCTTTGTATTCATCTAGATCAGATGAATCCAGATTTTCTGAAAGAGTCTTCAGACGTTCACGTTGTGACATATTAAGTTCACTTGTCATTTCTTCGAAGATTACACCTGCTTTCAGATCCGCCACTTCTTTTGTCAACGCAATGTTTTCGTTGACAACAGCATTTGACTTTTCTTCAAGAGACTTCATCTCTTCTTCAAGATCAGAAACGATGTCATATGTTTCTTCATCAACTTTGATGTTGTGTTCTGAGAACAAATCTTTCAAACCGTCCATCAAAGACTCCGCCATCTCTACCTTAATACCAGCTTCGATTGCGACTTCATTTTCTTCCATCCATTCTGAAACGACATAATCAAGATATGCATCTAGGTTCTCGACCATCTCGCCAACCTTAGATTCGATTGCTTCAGCCAATTCAGTTTCTAGTTTAGTGTTAAGTTCTTCTTCGATCTTTTCCACTTTACCTTTAACTGCTTCAGTGACTGCAGCTTCAAAAACAACTGTTACCTTGCTCTTGAATTCTTCTGAGAGATCCATGCCTTCAAAGATGTCTGCGATAGACTCTTCAACGACAATCTCTTCTACAACTTCCACTTCTTCTGATTCAGGTGCTTCTGCTTCTGCAACAACTTCCGCATCTGCTTCAACTTGTGCTTCTTCTTTATAACCTGCTTTCAGAGTTTCAGGTGTTTTCTCACCTTTGTCGTGGTCAGCTTTTCTTTTCTTATTGCTTCCGCCTTCTGGTGTAGTTGCAGCAGCTGCTGTTGAAACACCATCGTCAGACACAAATTTCTTTTCATCTGCCATTGTTTTTCTCCTTAATCTGATTAAGATTTCTTAATTACAAAAAGTATTTATAAAAAATTCATTTTCTTAACGAACTAACAAATGTTTCAAACATTCTAGCTGCCATTGATTCGTCAATACGTTTAGTAACAGTTCTGTATTGCTTTTCAACGGTTTCTTGAATTTCTTCAATTACTTCCTCAACTGGTTGCTGAGCAATCCAATTTCCAGATGCAACATCATAGTAGAATTCAGTATTTTCCATAATACCATTTACAAACGCATTCGGCGCTGATGGGTCTGTAACGATGTCTACTGTTGCAAGATGAAAGTCGTTTTGGACTTCCATTACGCCATTTCTGTTTTTCACCGAACCTAGTCCACGTGTGGATACACCACAACGAACACCTTCGTCGATGAATGTCTTTACAATTTCTCCCATTGGTGTGCCAAGGATTTTCGCCTTACCATGGAAGTTGTCACCTTCTCTGTGCATAGAAGTAATAAGGTGGGACACACGATCTCCATTGATCTGTGGTCCATCTGGGTGCCCTAGTTCACCAAGCGCACGTTTTGTATCGATGAATTCTCTTTGATAACGATTCATTTCTTTATCAAGAACTTCACTTGGATAGATACGTCCGTTGCGGTTCTTTAGGTTACCTTGCATAAAGATACCTTCGATAAAGAAACTCTTCTTACCAGTCTCTTCATTCAGTTCGGTAGAGACACCGATATCTTCTGTGATTTCTGAGATCAGTTTCATTGTTCTCGTTTCCTCTCGAATATTTTCTTTTTATTTATAACTATTGTGCATCGTAATAATTCTTAGAAAGTTCGCTCCAAGGACCAGTATTGTTCCCATCTCCTACTTTCCTACACTTTACATATGTGTACTGAGTGTTACCACCAGTAGGTGTGAACGTTCTAATACCATTAGCGACTGTACCGTTTGCGTCTTCATAATAATCTCCGGCAGATGGATCATTTCCATACTCCCACAAACCGCTAGATCCTGGCACAGTTACCCAAGCCATTAGTCATCGCTCTCTACCGATTCACCATAACCATAAGATGCAGCATAGTAGTCATAATCATCCGAATCTCTATAACCCGCATTCATACGTTTCGATCCCTCTGCATATGCATGTAGAGTTTTCATTTGATTGAACGCATATGCAAGTTTGTTTTGATACCATTCTTCTGGGTCACCGCCCATATCAAGGTAATCGATGATTTCCTCGGCAGCATAACAAATGAATTCTAGTTGACGTTTCATCATAGGAACTTCTTCTGCAGGGTTCTCTTGGAGATCTTCAGAATTGTCTTCTACATCAACGTCTTCTTTATATGCTACGTCATATGCTTCTTCGTCTTCACCCGCAACGTAATCGGAAAGTCGTTTAATTCTTGACTTGCCTGGAATGTCACCCGAAAACTGTTCTGGTTCCGCTACTGGATGGTCAATGACCTCAACAGTATGTTGATTCCAATGCTTTAGTTCTTCAGGGTTATTTGGCATTGCAACCTCTGATACTAAGTCCTTAAAAGATTTCATTGTTCTGTTCCTATTAAATTTGTTGTAGTTTTATTTATTACTATTCAAATTCGTCTTCGGCGTTACCAAAGATTTTCTTTTCGTCTTCAATTATTTGAAGTTCGTCCTTGAACTCTTCTTCAGACATTTGAAGGATATTTCTAACCACCCATTGACGTGAATAATAAACACCAACATGATCTTCAACGTCACGAAGCGTTGTCATACGTTCACGAATAATCTCTGACTGTTTAAGTTCTTCAAAGTAATTGTCTTTGACAAAGTCATAACGAATTTTGTTTTTAATCTCCGCAAACTCTTCTGGACCCATGACACCTTTGAAGATAAGTTGTTTTTCCAAAATGATGTTAAACAGGTTAGAAAAACGTGCACGGACACGACGAATGAACTTACCAAATTTAAGTTCGTCACGTGTAATCTCAGAAGTACGACCAAATGTAGCCATAGTTTCTGGTTCAAGTCTTGAAATCGGAACCTTCAAAGACTTATAAACTTTTTTCAAAAAGTATTGCATGTTCTCATCAGTAGAAAGAACCTGTGCACCGCCACCTACAAGAGTATCAACCTCAGTAGATCTTTCACCGCCACGACGAGGGAACCAGAAGTCCTCTGTCATTGTCATCATCTTTTTTGCGTCTGTGATTTCGCCAGTTGCAGAGTTGTACTGCAACTTGTTTTTATGACGAACCATCATATCACGCAAATATTGTTCTGCTTTTGCTTTAGGAAGGTTACCCACATCGATGTAAAATATTCTACGTTCTGGTGCACGAGTTAGTGCATAGATAATCGTAGCATCTTCTAACATACGAAGTTGGTTCAGTGGTTTGATTGCAGGATGCAAGTGACCAAGAACCATAGAGTTACTTTCATTCATAATGCCTGAAGTAACACGTGCAACAGCGTCTTTTGAAATTCTATGTTGGTTTTGTTGTCCGTTTCCGCCTAGTGTGTTTGAAGAATTTCCGAACCCCTGATCAGAGTACAAGAAGTATTCGTTCTTCACCTTCTTAGTTGGCACACCAGAAACGTCTTTTTCTTTTTTATCAATTTCTCTGACAAGTTTGATCTTGCGTGGATCTACATAACGTAGTTCTACAACGCCTTTTTTTAGATCTTCTTCGTCGATAATGATATGAAAGTTTAGTCTTCCATCAACATAGAATCTACTGAATAGATCATATGCATTATTTGTAAAGTCTAGAAGAGAAAGAACATTATCAAACTCTTCTACGATTTTTTCTTTAATTTTATCTGGAACTTCATCAAGTTCGTCTAGTACAATTTCTACAACTTTATCATATACATCCACACTGATTGCTTCGTTGACCACTTCTTCTAACGCTTGAGCGATCTCAGGTTGTAAAGACATACTACGATATTTCGTAACAAGTTCAGATTCATTTTTGGCATTACTTTCCATGTCAAGCATGGTGCCATAAAACCCACCCAGTGCGTTACCAACTGTAATCGCACCGTCATCATTAGAAGGCTCAACAAAGGAGACAGTCTTTGACTGCTCCTCGTTTGAGTCTCTTTTGATTTCAAAACCAAATAATTTCACTTTAATTCATCCTATAATTATGAAGTAGAAATACCAGTCGATCCCTCTACTCTCCAGAAGTCGTATTGGAACGTAACGGTAAACTCTTCGATTTGATCTGTAGAACTCCAATCCAATGCAATTTCACTTACGTTAATTGGGTACATACCCTCAAAAATGTAAGTTCTAAGTGCGGATCCGTTCTTCGAATATTGTGTAATCAAACCATTAGATTTATAGTCTTGTGGAAGAGAACGAACGTTTGCATCATGTGATGCGATGCTGTTCATCCATGCTTCCATAGCATTACGCACAATAAAATCTTCGTCATTGATAATTGTAACTGTCCAATCAGCGAACGTTCTGTCCCCTGCATACTTAACTTCTCGACCAAAGTAAGGTACGGTATATGCCCCGATAGTTGATTCGGGAATGCCCGCTGCCCTTGCCATGAATGGTACTTTGAAGTCCGCTGCAGGTACGACTGGGTTCGTGATCTGACATTGGAACAGGGTGGGACGTGCGCCCCCACCTGTCAGTTCAGATTTAAACTCGTTGATATTAAAAGCCATATCTTACCTCTCCTTAAGTCAACTGTCCAACGATCTCGTCGAATTCGACACCAGACCTTGTTGCGACAAATGTAAGTTCAATTACGTTAATAGAACGTGCAGGTTTGATGAAGATACTCGCTTTAAACATGTTCGAGTCAATGACTTGTGGGGTGTTAACGGTTTCATCTGACACCACACGGAAGTCAATGATACCACGTCTACCTTGAATTTCACGCAGGAACGGTTCAACAATATTGCGGAACTGTGTCTGTGTGAACTCGTCATTAAGTTCGAACAAGAACGATTGTGCTGCAGTTGCAATTGATTTTTCTACTGCAATGAACAATCTGCGAACATTGATGCGATCAAACGCACTTGCAAAACCTTGTCCAGTCTTATCACCGAATAGCAAAATACCTTGACCTACTTGTGAAATAACTGGGTTGACATCCGAACTATAAAGTTGATCTCTTTGATCTTTGTTCGGATTGAATGCAAGTTTAATAACATTCTTAATCACACCCTTACGATAACCTGCAGGAGATTCAAATGGTTGTACACGTGAACACAACCCTGCCATGTCACCGTTCAATGGAGTCCAACGGTATACATCATTGTATTTGTCATAACGATATTTATACCCAGAGTCTAGAACCATGTAAGAACTTGATGTGAGTTTATTACGGTATTCAATGACATTCGTCAACTTAGTATTTGTTTTAAGTTCATCAACAACTGCTTCTTTTGAAGGCGAAACGAATGCAACGCAATCTCGTCTACTGTCTGCAATGTTGCCGATGATATAGTTTGCGATCTGACCATTATCATCACCTTTACCCTGTAGGACAAACGAGATGTCAATTTCATTCGCACTTGCGAAGCTGTCATATGCAAGAGCAGTTGGTCCAAACGAAGCAGAACCTTCTGCAGTGCCATCTGCACCATTTGACATTGATTCGTATTCTGAAGTACCCGCAAGGAATGCAGCTGTATTTGCAACATTAACCCAAGAACTTAGATTTTCGATCACTGTTTCATAGTAGTTAGTTCTACCATCTGAAAGTGTTGCTCCTGCAGTTGTTGAAATGTTTTCGAATTTTTCTAGTACAGTTCCTGCATCACCACTAACATCCCCAGTGCGGTCAATAACTGCAATGTGGTAGTTGTTTGTGTCTGGTGCTTTACCAAATAGACTTGCATGTTTCCACTTACGCTTCATTGAAAGTTTATTCAACTCAGTTTCTGCAAGTGTATACTTCTTCTCGAAATTGATTGTGTATTGGTATGTTCCAAACAATGCTGTGTTGGATGCATCGTCTCCTGTTAGTACAGATCCATTCGAACCAATGATTTGTTTAGTGAACGACGAAACTACAAGGTTTTGATAACCTACCGAGTCATTACCAATAGTAACAAGGTCACCATCACTTAGATCAGTGATGTTGGTAGCGACTGACTGGAACGTTGTTGTTTGTGTTGCAAACCCAATCTCTTGTGTAACTTGTGACGCAGGTGTTCCAGTACCGCCAAACAAAACAGTTTGGTTTTCAATGTCGCCTGCATCAAAGATATCTGCCTCGTATGCGCCCGCTTTAACATATGCAACATCAATTGCATTACCAAGCGCACCCACGTACTTCGCTTCAAAAGCACCATAAGTAGAGTTTGCACTATCTACAGTACCAATTGATCCAGGCGTTACACCTTCGACATATCCGTTTGCAGATGTGTTTGCATATGCAGTATCTGCATCGAATAATACGATTGTGTCACCATCTGCTTTCGCAGATCCTGTTGTTTCTGCACGACGAACATACAATGCATTAGAGTATGCAAGATAGTCGGACGCAGTAAACCAAGTTTCATAGTTGCTATCAGTTGGTTTGTGGTAACGATCCACAAGTTGATTTTCTGATGTAATAAGAATTGTTTCGTCGGTAGGACCCCATCCAAACACCCCCGCAATTGCAGCAGGAGGCGTTGCAATGGCTGGGACGACTTGGCTTGCGTCTACTTCACGAACGATTACTGAAGGACTTACGGAAAAAGCCATATTTTTCTCCTTTGAATAAATTTATTTTTTATCAGTTCATATCACTGTTTTTATTTATAAAAACAAAAGTTTAAAATATCCAGTCGTCGTCACTCTTCACAGGTTGGAATCCGCCTTGAGGCAAATCTTCCCCCACATCGATGAATCCAAAGGGTAATAATCCTTCTTCAATTTCTTCATCTGTCTTCTCTCTCAACATCATCATGGTATTGATGTCCGTCATATCTTTAAAGTATAACTGATCCGTCAACCACGAGAAAATTACCAAATTCATTACCAAATCATCATGTGAACCAGACTCCGCTTCGTAAGAGCTTCCTTTTTTAGAAAAACGTGATAATTCCTGAATTGTATTAAAATCTTGTAAAATCAGTTGGTTCTGTTCTACCAACATTTTCAAAATAGAACATCCAACAGATTTTACACTTTTTGTTGTTCTTATGCCATTGTCAACGCCACGGCCAAACCCCGCTGATATCCTCTTGCCCGCTCGACCTGCGTTCTCTGTATATAGAATGTTTTCATAACCATAATCCATTAATAGGACATCTGAAACCTGTTCACCAATGTCATTAATTTCCACCAGTACTGCTGCTTCATGGTACAACATCCCTACTCTATATATAATTGAAGCGAAATCAACTGGTGTTATCATATTATCTCTAAAGACACAAACTTGTTTGTAAGGCATCTCAGTGATGTCAATAACACAGAATGTAGAATAGTCTAATCCTTTACCACGAGAAACGTCACAAGTCATCACATAAGTGCGGTCTGATTCTGGTCTCTCGTACTGGAAAAGGTTGTCTTGTTCTGCAATTGGACGTGATGGTGCGAGTTCTTTCAACTTTGCACCATTGACCAATGTACCAGAACTTCCCAGAAACTCACAACAGTATTCCTGTCTGAACTTCTGTTCGTCATAATCAAGAGCTTCCAAGGTTTCTTGGTGCCACTTTTCATCTCTGCCAGGCACGTCATTCCACATGACCTTGACAAATTCGTATCCGTTGGTTCCTTCTTCTGCACCCTTGCAGGTTTTCCAGAAGTGGTTCAAACCGTTTGGTGTGGATGTCATCAACAGTTTTGTCGACTCACCAGATGAGATTGTAGGATACACAGATGCGAAGAACTCATCATATCCTTCAATAAATGCAACCTCATCCAAATACAGGAAGTTAACAGATTTACCACGGATTGCACTAGAGGATGTTGTACCTGCGAGAATTTGACACCCATTCTCTAATGCGATATTACCTTTGTTCCATTCTTCAACACCTTGTTGCATCCACTTAGGTAACGCTTCGTATGCAAGTTTGACTCTCGCCATAACTTCTCGTGCAGCGTCACCTTTGTTTGCAAGGATTGCAACTGTCTTGAATTCGTTGAATAGAATGTAGTGAAGAATGACTGCAGTTGCAGTTGTTGTCTTACCAGACTGTCGTGCAGTTAGAACTGCGACACGTCTATGGTTAGCAATTTTATTTGCGATATCTTCTTGGTAATCATACATGTCGAAAGGTACGAGACCTTTGTCAACGTGTACGATTTTGATATAATTCTTTGCGAAGTAGATGGGATCTTGGGCACACTTCATATACTCTTTGAGCATCTCTTGTGTGTATTCTATTTGTTCTCCAACCCTTTTAAGGTTGTTGTTACCAAGATACCCTCTCGTTAAGGCATCAATTATTGGCATTACCCTCACCTTTAATCATACTTAGTAGGTCTGCAGTAGAGACGATCAAGTTATTATTCGTTACATTGGTTTCAGGACGGCCATACTGTTCTTCGTCTTTAACTAATTTCTTTTGGGAAGAAATATTTACAAACTCTTTGTTTGCATCAAGCAATGTTTTCATAAGTGTCGAAACCA